GATCTGAGACAAGGTTTCTAAAACTTCCAGTCGATCCATATTTGGATTTGCTGAACATCACACCGTTGCCTTCGCAGATAGCAATTATTAATGCGATTAACAACCCTAAATATCGTTTTGTCTCTGCTGCCGTCTCCCGTCGGCAAGGCAAAACGTACATAGCCAACATTATAGGACAGCTCGTGTCTTTAGTGCCCGGCTCCAATATTTTAATCATGTCTCCCAACTATTCCTTGTCTCAGATCTCTTTTGATTTGCAAAGAAACCTGATTAAGCACTTTGATCTAGAAGTTACAAAAGATAACGCAAAAGACAAAGTAATCGAAATTTCAAATGGTTCTGCAGTAAGAATGGGTTCTGTAAATCAGGTAGATTCTTGCGTAGGTCGTTCTTACGATTTAATAATATTTGATGAGGCGGCACTAGCCGATGGAAAGGATGCTTTTAATGTTGCACTACGGCCTACACTTGATAAAGACAATTCTAAAGCCATATTTATATCTACTCCCCGTGGCCGTAATAACTGGTTTTCTGAGTTTTTCTATAGAGGATTCTCCGACGACTTCCCGGAATGGTGTAGTATCCGTGCAACTTATAAAGATAACCCAAGAATGAGTCAGAGCGATATTGATGAAGCACGAAAGTCAATGTCGGAAGCAGAATTTAAACAAGAGTACGAGGCTGATTTTAATACTTATGAAGGACAGATCTGGAAATTCAACTTTGAAACACAAGTCAAAGACTTCTCTCAACTCGATACTAGTAGAATGGATGTCTTTGCGGGGTTGGATGTCGGTTACAAAGACCCGACAGCAATGTGCGTTATTGCGTATGATTGGGATTCAGAACAATACTATTTGGTGGACGAATACTTCGATGCTGAAAGAACTACTGAACAGCACGCTGCCGAAATCCAGAAACTCATTGATCGCTGGGATATTGATTACATTTATATTGATTCAGCCGCTCAACAAACACGCTTTGATTTCGCGCAGAACTACGATATTTCCACCATCAACGCTAAGAAGTCCGTACTTGACGGAATTGGACATGTATCGGGAATTATTGAGAACGACATACTCTTTGTTGATCAAGAAGCAAAACAGTCTTTGAGCTGCCTTGATGCGTATCAGTGGGACCCGAATCCTAATCTAATGAAGGAAAAACCGAAGCACAACATGGCATCTCACATGGCAGATGCGCTAAGATATGGATTATACTCATTTCAAATCTCAAATGTATCCTTTTAATGATACCAGCTTAAAAATAGTATTTGACAAGTTAGCTTAAAGTCGATATAATTCTTTAAATGAAAAATAAAGGAACCAGAGGAAGATGCCTAAGTTAAAACGTGATATTGTAAAGTATGTACGAGACAAGGCAAAATCCAAGTACGAGAAGGGTTCCTCTTGCGAGATTTGCGGTGCAACAGAGCAGTTAGACTTTCACCACTTTTACAGTCTCACACCATTGTTAAACAAATGGATAAAAGATAACAATCACAATCCCGAGTACATTCAAGCACTTCGGGATGATTTTATAGAAGAGCATCATGCTGAGCTCTATGATCACACAGCTACTTTGTGTCATACTCATCATTTGAAACTTCATTCAATTTACGGTAAAGATCCAGCACTGACTACAGCTACAAAGCAGATGCGTTGGGTAAAGATTCAAAGAGAAAAACATGGCTTGGTATAATCCTTTTAGTAAAAAACCTGTTGATGTCGAAGAGAAGTTGAATCCTGCTCAATATCTTGATGGTGGGAATGTAGCTTCTACTAGAGAGCCTACCGTTTCTTATGAGCGCGCATATGAAGATCTAGAAATTGTAAATCGTGGCGTGAATATGATTGTAGATGATGTTGCTGAGATTCCTACTCTTGTACTGCCCAATACTCAACGAGGTGTTGTAAAAGGTATAAAGAGATCAAAAGTAGAGCTTCTCTTAAATAAAGAACCTAACCCTTTTCAAGATATTAACACTTTTCGACGTAACTTAGTTACTGATTTTATACTTGATGGAAACATCTTTATTTACTTTGATGGTGCTCATATGTACCATTTACCGGCAGATAAAGTACAGATTCATGCTGATAAAGATACTTATGTAGAAAAGTATACCCTTAATGATACTACTTTTACTACTAATGAAATTATACATATTAAAGACAACTCCTTTCATTCTATTTACAGAGGAGTTCCTAGATTAAAACCTGCTATGCGTACAATGAACTTGATGGCCTCTATGAGAGCTTTTCAAGATAACTTCTTTAAGAATGGTGCAGTTCCAGGTTTAGTACTTAAGTCTCCGAACACATTGTCAGAGAAAATTAAAGAACGTATGATGGTATCTTGGCAAACTCGATACCGTCCAGATACTGGAGGTAAGCGCCCTCTTATATTAGATGGCGGATTAGAAGTTGATAATCTTACAAAAATAAATTTTAAAGAATTAGATTTTCAAAGTGCAATTACAGAAAATGAAAAGATCATTTTGAAAGCACTTGGAATCCCTCCAATTTTATTGGATTCAGGTAATAATGCAAATATTCGTCCTAATTTACGACTTTACTATTTGGAGACTATATTACCTATAGTTAGAAAAATTAATTTTGCAACTACTCGATACTTTGGTTTCGAGTGCAAAGAAGATATTACAAATATTCCTGCTTTACAACCAGAGCTACGTGATAGTGCAGCATTCTATACATCACTAGTAAATGGTGGTATTATTTCTCCAAACGAAGCTCGTGAAGCATTAGGCTACGAAGCTAGAGAAGAAGCAGAAGATATACGAGTTCCTGCAAATATAGCAGGTTCTGCAGCTAATCCATCGGAAGGTGGTCGACCAGAGGAAAATCAAGAAGAAGATGGTGAATAGAAGACAAAAACTTAAAATGTGTCAAGATCTTGCAATGTATTTTGTAGAGAAAGGGAAGGTTATGACAGCTAATGAGTATGTAAAAGCTGAAGATAGTCCCGTACATTTAAAAACAATTAAAAAAGTAGCTAAAAGCTATTCTCGCGCAATTTTAATGATGAATCAATCATGTCCAGACTTATTAAAATTGTTAGTAGAAAAAGAAGTAGAAAAAGTAGAAGTGGCTCCAGAACCTAAAGTCGCTCCTATTAAAGTACCTAAACCCGTCAAAAAGGTTGTGGTCAAGCCTGCTGTTAAGCCAGCAGTAAAAAAGGATTAAGGTATGAATAAGTTGTTTAATCTTACATCCACATTTAAGTCTCATGAAGCAGACGATGGATCTGTAATGATACGAGGAATGGCTAGTACAGCTGACTTTGATCGCGCGGGTGATTCCATTTCAGCAGAAGCCTGGACTAAGGGTGGATTATCAAATTTTGAAAAAAATCCAATTATCTTGTTTAATCACGATTATGACAAGCCAATTGGTAGAGCTACGGGATTGAAAGCTGGCCCCGATGGCTTGGAACTGGAATGTAAAATTAGTAAGGCTGCGCCTGCTAATGTTGCACAATTAGTTAAAGACGGTGTTCTTGGAGCCTTTTCTGTTGGTTTTCGAGTCAAGGACGCTGATTACTTAAAGGAAACCGACGGACTAATGATTAAGGACGCTGAGTTGTTTGAGGTATCGGTAGTATCTGTACCATGCAATCAGTCAGCTACTTTTTCGCTCGCGAAGTCTTTTGACTCAGATAAAGAGTACGAAGAATTCAAAAAAACTTTCACAAATCGTGTAGATCTAGCCGGTCAGTCTCTGGCTAAAGACGAAGTTAATACTTCTAGCGTAGCTAGTGACACACCGAAAAGCGCGGAGAAATCCGCAGATCAGGAGATCAAGATGGATAATCAAAACATCGACTTGGAAGCTTTTGCAAAGAAAGTAGCAGAAGACACTGCCGCTAAGATTGCTATGAAGCAAGCCGAGCAAAAAGCAGCTGACGAAGCCACCGCTAAAGCAGCTCAAGAAGCAGAAGAAGCGAAAGCTTTAGAAGCACAATCAATTAAAACAGTTATCAACTCTGGTGTAGAATCAGGTGTTGAAAAACTTATGGGCGACGTTGAAGCTAAACTAGCTGAAAAAGACGCAAACCTACAAGAAATCATGGGCACTTTCCAGAAAGAACTTGACGAGAAGAAAGCAGAAATCGAAGCTATGCAAAATAGCAAGAAGTCTTTCTCTGATCGTGGTTCTGATCTAAGTGCGTTCGGTAAGGACTTCCTTGGCGCTCACATTCTTGGTAAAGTAACTGGCAAAGGTTATGACACTGACTATGCTAAGTCTATTATGGCTAAAGCAGGTGTTGCTTACACAGCTAATGCTTCAGATACAGGTAAACTAGATACTCTTTCTACTACAGCTTTTGAAGAAGAAATGGTTCTAGAGCAAAAAATTGCTGGCTTGTTCCGCGAAATTGCTGTAAACTCAGGTGCAACTGTAATTCCTACAGTTACTGATACTAATGCTGCTACTTTCTCAGCTGGTGGTCTTGAAAGTGGTTATTTGACCAACCGTACTGTTGGTACTGCTAACAGCTATGATATGGCCACTGTTACTGCATATGCTAATCGTCTAATCTCAGGAACCTATATTCCTTCTGATACTGATGAGCAAACTTTTGTAACTATTCTACCAATGATTCAATCAGCTCTAGCTCGTGCTCACGCTCGTGCAGTTGACAAAGCAATCTTGTTTGGTACTGGTTCTTTGGATGCAAGTGCAGCTGCAGGTACTACAACTAACTTTGTTGGTCTAGTAGGTAACTGTGGTGTAGATGGTTCTAACGCACTAAATACTTCTAGCACTGATCATGGTGGTTTAGCAGGCGATGGTGCTACCCAAGCACGTAATGCTGTTAATGCTGTTACTGCTATGACTGCTCGTGCTGGCATGGGTAAGTACGGTATTAATCCTGCAGATGTTGCGTATGTAATGGGTACTACAGCTTACTACAGCATGATTGATGATGTAAACTCAGGCGCTGACTTTACTAGCATTGATGAAGTAGGTCCAAATGCTACTAAGTTAAGTGGTCAGTTAGGTTCTGTTTACGGCTCACCAGTAATCGTTTCAGATCTTCTTGACTCTACAGATGGTGGTGATGTTACAGTAGCTTCAGGTGTAACAAGTGACTTTAAAGAGACTTCTCTTATTGCTGTTAACCGTAACGCATTCGTTATTCCACGTCTTGGTGGTGTTAACATCGAATCTGATTACGAAGTTGCAGGCCAGCGTACAGCTGTAGTTGCTAGCCAATCTCTTGGCTTCACTCAGTTGGAAGGTGGTTCAGCAGCAGCTATTCGAGTAGTTACTGCTTAATAGTAATACTTTTACTTTTAAACTTCGGGGAGGTTCGCCTCCCCCAAGTTTTTACTAATGGACTTATAGAATTATGGCAGATTTAATAACACTATCAAACTATAAAATA